GTCACATTATAGACCACGCGGGAGATAACTACATCGATGGTTTTATTATAAAAATTAGGTTTACCGATTTTCATAGTATTAAAATCATTTAGCATTTTAGATATAACTTGTTTATTATAAACAGTTTCTTCAATACTATTGAGCATAGTATATTTCCTTATATTGGATTAGAATGGAACGTCTTCAAATTCAACCGATTTGGAGATAAACGCCTGATCGAGCAGATATTCATCATACTGTTCCTGAGCAATATCCTCAGCATCGACCATACGATTATAATCATACTCAAAATCAGCAATATCTCCAGCATTCATATATTCAGGATATTTCATAGTATCGCCTTCCAGAAGAATTAATAAATTCAATATAAGGATGATAACAGAATAGGCTGGATTGTCAACCAGCCAGTGACACAATTAAAACTATTAGAAACCAATCTCCCATAGAGTGGAACTATGACATGGTTAGCCAGGAGATAAATGATTCCGTATTACTTCCGTGTATAACTCTGTGTATTACTTCCGTGTATAACCGGTGCATAGAATGGGATTATATCCGTTCCGTATTACTCCGTATTACTCCGTATTACTCCGTATTACTCCGTATTACTTTGTTGTATTATAACAACATATTGCGGGATACTGGTCGCAACGTATACCCCCAGGGGGTATTAGTAATGAGAATCATTTGTATTTGGTGTGGTATAGTGTGGTATAGTGTGGTATAGTGTGGTATAGTGTGGTATAGTGTGGTATAGTATGATATAGTGTGGTATAGTGTGGTATAGTGTGGTATAGTGTGGTATAGTGTCGCTGGGTTTGCTCCAGAGATACATTTAGCCCGTCCATCCCAAGGATCCGAGAGAATTCCTATACATTTTCCCAACATTTTCAAAAGATACTCAGGATTCCTCAGAGGATTCTCATTCGATTCTCATTCGATTCTCGGTTTTGATCTGGTTCCTCTCCATCCAGGAATGGTTTCCAGTGATTTTCAGACGATTATAGTATGGATTCTCAGAATACCAGACAATCCAGCATTATAACATGCTCCGGGAGGCTGTCAAGGGCTCTGGTGTTGTATTTTAGCAACAAAGGATGATACGACCAGGCGCCACGTGCACCCCAGGACCTTTCGAATACCACCATTGTACCACTTCCGAGGTGGTTGTCAAGGGATATCCAAGGTTTTCGAGGTCTTTCCGAGACAATCTGTTGTATTTTCGCAACACTATCGTACGGTTTGATCTGGTTCCTCTCCATCCAGGAATGCCCTGGACGGTTTTGATCTGGTTCCTCTCCATCCAGGAATGCCCTCCGATCGTTCTACTGCCAGAAACCAGAATCGTGGGTCATTTCCATATACTCCTGGTATTCCAAATAGAAGTCCGTCTTGGGATTATAGTATTTCCCTTCCTTCGGGTCATAGTATAGCACAATACCAGACCGGAAACGGAAAGGACCCTCAAGGCCTTTTCTAGCCTCATATCCGTCCATAGGGGTATCCCATTTAATATAGCTCATTTTGCTTTCCTGTATACAGGCCAAAGTTTACCGGGGACCTTTTTCAGGTGGCACCATGGGTTTCTGGATTGGAAGTCCAGAGCCGCTTTGGTGGCACCCTTCAAGGTCTCACCGCCGAAGCTCAAGGTCAAGGAGCCTTGGAGCCCTGAGAATCGGAATTCCCAGAATCGGATCGGCAGCGATCCGCGAGAGGTCTTGGTTTTCATCATGGTTGGACTATAACAGGCCTGGAGAGGTTGTCAAGGCCACCTAGAGAGACACAGCGGAATGGTCAACTATCCAGGAAAGCCTTGACAATTCTTGGAGGTCTGTTATAGTCCAACCATGAGATCAGAAAACGAAATCGAAAAGCTCTTGGACGCCTTGGTGCTCAAGGCCGGGCAGGCTCAGGTTGTGAGAATGTTTAAGAATTCAGCCCAGGATGGGGTTGCGAAATTGATCCAGCTGGACCAGGAAATCTTGGATATTAAATCCCTGATATTAAAGGAAACAAAATGAAAGTTGAATTCCGCGTAAAGAGCAAGCAGGTCAGTTGGACCCGCAAATTCAAAACACTGGCAGAAGCCCAGCATTGGGCCCGAACAGCCTGGGAATACGAGAATGATCCCACAGTCTACATTGAGAAAATTCAAACAGAAGTGGTTGACAAATAATTCCCGTTCTGCTATAATACACTCATAGACAGCAAGGAGCAGGATATGATTACCACAGTGATGCTAACCGCCAAAGAGTTCTCTCAATTACACAATGCCATGTGTGATCTCAGGAGTGTTCAGGAAGATCTAGAAGAAGTGATTCATCCTAGACTCTATAGCAAGGTCGTCAAAAGCCTTGCAGAGATCACAAAGGCATTGACCAGTGCCTACCAACAGGAAGATCAAGTCTTTGCTCAACGGTCTGCTCACTATTCGGATATGAGCGAAAAGTTCGGGGAACGGTTGGGGAACAGCATCTGGAGCATGTATGAGGTTGACTGTATGATGGATCCGCATCCCTGGAAGGATGCCAATTGTATGTTATATGATGCTGCACCGCCAGTGCCAATCAATGGTCCATTGTGGATCGACTTGTGGTTGGCAGCGAATGAAGCCATCAAGCAAAGCAAAGATGAGCATCATGTGTTCATTGAAGCGTTCACGCCTAGCCAAATTGATCCCAAGATGTTGAACTTGTCTACGGGCAGTTGACAAGTCCCAAGATCCTTACTATAATACAAACATGGGCAACGCAAAAAGAAGCAAGATGATTACAGACCAACAACGATTAATGTATTATCTGCAAGCATCAATTGATTCCTTGTTGCTGGTGATTGATTTGGAGCAGAAGATCACACACAATGCTCATCCAAATGCAACCTACACAAAAATCCTAAATGACATGCGATGCCAGCTGGATGCTGAGGCTGCCCTGCTCCGTAGGCAAGAGGTCCTGGGACGATAGTTGACCGATTTGGTCAACTATCCAAAAACACCTTGACAACCCCACCAGGAACGTTATACTCCATCCATGAAATCAACAAAGTACTTCAAAACCAGTTTTCTCCAAGACGCCCTCGGCGCGCTCATTCTAGCCCTCGGCGTTGGTTTGCCGTTTGCCCTGTATTTTCTCTCCATGAAGGCTTAATATGACCATCAAAATGACCCAGGCTGATCTGGAAGCCAGCTTCGATGACATTCTGGATAATACTAATCCAGAAGTCACCATTCTCGGCATCACCTTCTCACCATCGTATATCCTCCGCGAGTTGGATCCAATTGCATATGAGTGCTCCTGCAATGATTATGCCTCCAATATGGATATTGAAACCGTCGATGAGGATGAATATGATGACAGTATGGACGGTGATGCTGGATCAGCACTAGCATCCGCTGGTTACGGTACAGATGAAGATTATAACTGCAGTTTCGATTTGGAGTATTGATAATGGCTAAAGCAAAACGTATGGATTATGAAGAAATCTCCTCGGTGATTTCGAGTTTCACCAAGGCTGCGAGTGCCAAGTATGATGGCCCAGCATTCTCTACAGGGTATCTCGGCAGTATGCTTGCGGGTATGGTAGCCAATCTGTCAGTAGCCAAACAGGCTGACTTTGTGGCTATGTTGAATTCGTCGTCGGTGTATACACCCTTCAAGAATACTACAGCCCAGGCTCAGGCTTCGGCAACATATACCCAGGTTAAGGAGGTGGCATAATGTGGGCCTATATGATTGCATTTTTGTCGGATGTGGATGGTGCAGCGGCTGGCAGCAAGCTAGCCCAGGACCTGGCGGTTGAACGGATCTGGAGGTTGGAGGTCATCGGATGCCAGGTCCACAAGGCTCTGAGAGCCTAGGATTATAACACAGGTCCACTCAGGATCTGTTGTTGGGAAACAACAGTACTCCTGGATGGCAGTATAAGGATTTTGGAGGGTCTCACGGAGAAAAAACTTCTCCGTGGCGAAACTCTTATTCCTCTAAATTTATTTTCTGAGGTCCCCAAGGCTCCAGAGTAAATTTAAGTTTACCCCTTTTGATCCCCCTAAAATTTTTTCGAGGAGGAATCAGCTCACTCACTGAGTAGGCCTAGCGAACTGTTGGTCTCCAGTACCAGAGTCATATGCAGTACCTGGCTTCGGAGGATGCTTCAGATAGCCGAACGGTGATCCTGAATCTTCTACCACCGGAACAATCGCAGCAATAGTCGGAGCACTCCGATTCACAAAGCTGTAGGAGACTGCAAGCACCATGAAGTAAATAGCAACCAACATCATTGCTCTTACTCTATGCATCAGTGCAGCAAAGAACATTCCAATCATAAAGGAAAGGAAGTTTGCGGAGTATGCAGAGACTTCCAGAAAATGGAACATACATTTCTACCAAAGTTTTGTGATGAAGTGTAGGGCTACAACACCCATACTGCCCCAGAATATTATATTGACTAATGCAATCAATATGATCAATGTTAAGTATTTCATTTCTTACTCCAAGAACGTTCATCAACTTCTAACTTAGTGTCGATGAACCAGTTGACCAGGTGAACTAGTTCTTCCTGTGACTCTACTTCTCCATACAGAGAGACATAGATCGGCACATACTTCTCTATCTCTTCTAGTGTTACATAATTCATTTTACTTTTACCTTCTTAGCCCTGCGGATAGGCTTCAGTACTGGCTCGTCTTCGAATTCAACATATCGTAATGTGTCATACTCTTCCTTAGATAACACCCGAGGTACAGCAGATTCACTCCAATCAAGAGACATAAAGGCTTTCATAGCACTGATGACAAAATGGCCCTGCGACGGTATTGAATACTCGAACCCGTTTGACATCCTAAAATCTATGATGTAATACCCTCGCTTGTCTATCGGTGTCGGTTCCACGAAAACTCAATCCTCAAAAATAAGCACCACATCTTCTTCTTTCAAGATGTACAACGTCTCACCATCATATACTGTCTTAGCTGCAGCAGCCCAGTTGGGTAGAATGTTGTCACCTACAACAACATCCTTCACCTCAGGTCCGACCGAAACCACAACGCCCCGGTTAGCCTCTACAGGATCTGCGCGTGAAAGAACAATCCCAGAAGCAGTAGTAACTTCTTTTTCAATCAGTTTCACAATCATCTTGCTATTAATTGGAGTCAGCATAAAATCTTTCCTTGTTAGTCGATGAGTCATTGTAACTCATCCAGTTCTGGTTGTCAAGTGTCAACATCGGTATTGCACCGGTACTGCACTGCAGCATAGTATAAATACTATTATCGTTAATACTTATAGGAGATACAATGTTTTACCGTCTTAAATCTTTATTCAATCGCATGATTTCTACTTCTTCATACTCGTCTGATCTGGAGCTTTACATTATGAGCAAGAAACCAAAGTCAGTAGTAGAAATGGAATACTTGGTCAAAGAATACGATAGAAAAAGACAATCTTATATTTTCTGATACTGCTACTCTGTCAAGAAACTCGGCTTCCCTGGAGTGTTAACATAACCTTCAGCAAGCCGGCGCGCTTCATTGATGTTGTATGAATCTACTGAGTGGGTTAGTATACCACCAGTGAAATAATTCACCTTATACATGTTGGGGCTGCAACGAACAACTTCCCCTTTTTTGTCGTTCAATGAGAAAATTACCATGATTTCTTCCATGTTATACACCTTTACTAAATAATCATACCAATAAAACGGTTCAATACGACCCGACTAGTTTTTCGACTGTTAGTAAATTTAGAGAATGCGGTAGCAATTCCTCTGACAGTCGCATTTTCCTTTACTTCAAATTCTGAATCTCCTATGTCTAGGCTCTCTGACCTGAGGAGATAATATTCATCATACCCAGCAGAAGTGACCACCTGATACTTGTTGTTTCGGAATTCTGTTTTCAGCTTTTCTCGTATAATGTCATTGTTGTCTCTGTTCTCATAGTCATATTTGAACACACCAAGGTTATAGAACTGGGATGAATATTCCCTAGAACCTAGGATATAAAATCCTACAATGTTGCAGTTTGTTCGACCTTTCAACAACTTGATATACGCAGCAGACAAATCTCTTGCATTCCTAGATTCGACCCGAGCTTCATTCTTGGTGATTGGATCACGAATAACAACACAACAATTCTTTCCTGTCTGCACATGATAACCACCAATACCGTTGTGTATCTCCAAATTCCTGGTGCCTTCACCATCAGTCAAAAATACAGTGTTCACTACCTGTAACTTGTTTTCTTTCTGGAACTTAGGAACAATCTTCATCGCAGAAATAATAGCCTCGTTCAACGGCGTGCCAGAAAGTTGGAACCAGTCTGGTTTGTAATTGTACCGATTCGAAAAATTCAACAACGCGGCCGCAGCATAAGAATACTCAACAGAATTCATCCGATTAGACAAAAGATTCATCAGTGCAAAAGAACCAATGACCATATCGTCCCTCTTGTGTGCAGCTTGCTCTGGGCGTCGATAAGAACTGTAACCACTACCATCATAGTTTGTAGTGAATGCATATACTTCAAACGGAATGTTCACCTTCTTGCAAAACATCACCAAATTCAACAACTGACGGATCGTGTTCTCCATATTACCGGACATGGATCCAGACCAATCAACAAACATGACCAGGCCGTGGGACTTTCCACCAGGAACAACACTAATCTTCTTGAACAAGTCTTCACTGAACTGATAAGAAAAAATCTTACTCATGTTCAATTCACCAGTCTTGGCAATAGTAGCTCGACTCATCTGTTCTGCATTCTTCCGGAGTTCAAACTCCTTGACAAGATACGAAACAACCTTCTTGGAATCTTCCCTAAACTTCTGGAAAGCCTTAGTGTCAATACCATTATTGATGTTGTCGGCGTACATTTTTTTCCGGAGCGCCATATCTGTACGATAGCGATTCCACAAAAACTTATGGTCTATGATGATTTCATCTAAATCGAGATCAGGAACATTACCATAGAAAAACCTACGAGAATCTTCAGAAAACAAACGACTTTCATTCCGGCGATATGCGTTATCTGTCTCTGATACAATTTCTGGGTCTCTTTTGCCTGAACCGCCAGCACCTGAACCGCCGGTTGCAGTTCCATCACCACCAGAATCTTCATCCTCGTCAAAATCTTCAGCCGCAGTCTCTACTTTATCTGTTCCATTACCATCGGACTCTTCCTCGTCAAACTTTTTAGCTCGGCCTTGTTTCGAACCAATGTATTCTTCTGCATCCTCATCAGAATCTTCACCACAATTGTTTTCTTCATCATACTCATCAGTGAAATCATCATAATCACTGAACTTGGGCTTGACTCTTTCTTTCTCCCGGTCATTTTTACGCTCTTCCTTCATGTGGGAAGTGACCTTCTTGCAAACTTCGATAACCTCATCATACGTTTGCGTAGATTCAATCTCAATTAGCAACACTTGTTCGACCTCAGAAAACACAATTCCTGTTTCTTGACCCGCCTTACAATACAAATTGACACGGTCAATGAAATTCAGTTGGTTTATGTCGTAATTTTTGGTACCAAAGAAGTCTTTGGCTATCAATTCCTTATACGCACGAATGAAAGATTGCCGGATCCCAGGATACTTGGCCTTTATTTTACGCTCAATGCGGGAATCCTCAAGAACATTCATAGCAGACATAGACAATTTCAAGTCGTGGGCCTTTTTAAGCCCATCCAACGGCGTGTAAAGTGCATGACCAACCTCATGCCCCATGAAAAGGTCATATTCATAAGAGGAAAGGTTCTTGTCCAAGACCGGAATAGTCAAGATCCGAGACTCCACATCAAATGATGCAGTACCAACAGGTCGCTGCTCGATGTGGAGGTTCTCAGTAGCCATCAGTTTGGCTAGAAGTGACTTGGTTTGAATGAGTTCCATGTGATTTCCTAAAAGTATAACGTATTTTACTACATCCGAACCAAAAGTCAAGTCTTTTGTTGTAAAAAAGAGACAGTTTTATGACTTTTTCGAAATAATCAAACAACCGAGATCATCAACGTGCAAGTTCAATACATCACCTTCAGCCCAACCGACAGCCTCAAGCACTTCGGGAGGAAAAGTCAAAATTCCATCACCTGAACCGTCTTCGGCCTCTTCGATTGTGCTGAAGAATTTAACTCCAGATAGCTTCTCGTCTTCGGATTTCATAATTTTCCAAGTCCCTCTCAAATTGTGACATTACCGCCCATTTCCGTGTAACCGTATCTACTAAATCTAGAGATTCCTTACGGAATACGATTTCCGGCATTTTTTGTGTTGTTTCTTGTTCGTGCATAATTAAACCTTGACTAATTATAAGAATTAATATTGATTTTTCTGTCGTTTTGAATTCGAATTCAAATTAGACTCATAAGAATCGAAATATTTAGACTGTTTAGTCATATCTTTCTTCTTATCCCGTTGTTTCCGATCATATGTGTTCGTCTTGAACATATACTCTTCTGTTTGGTCAGTTTCTTTTGGAAATTTACCTACAAATTTTGACACCTTACTACTCCTGTTTCATTGTTACAAACGTAATGCCGCGTACTTTTGTTTCGGGCATATTAACCATGTCCTCGTCGGACACAAAAAAAATGTATGACATAGGATAACAAGTTTTCACTATTCTCAATAATTGAGTTACTGTGCCATCCGTGTCATCAAACGAAAAAACCTCATCTACACATTTTAAATTTTCTATAATAGCCCGGCGTTCTGCATAATCTTGCATGTACCCGCCGTGCTTTTCAGCCAGATAAAAGTCAGAATGAATTCCGACAACCAACCAATCGCCTTTTGCTTTACATATCTGTAAGAATCTAAGATCCTCATAAGATAACGGATCAAAAGCGCCACATACTATAACAATTTTCTCTATCTGTCTCATTACGGCAAAAGATGAGGAAATGCTTCTTTTACAAATCTATAGTCCAAACCTCGGACACCTAAATCTTTATTGAAAATTCCTATAACAACTTCAGCCTCTCTTGGTTCTAAATTCTGTAAAAATTCAACAAGGAGTTGTTCACGCTTGTGTGGGCTCAAAGTCTCAGCAACAGCATTGCCACGCTGGAACATATACATCTTTCGAAGCTCAGTTGTTAATTGGCAATAACCCATTCCTGTTGGAATATCAACAATCTTATATCCTTGAGGCATTTCATTGAAAAACCATTCATATTTTGGATGGTAAGCCATCTCTAACACTTCGGTCAACACTTTAGACAGATTTTTACCAATAACATCCATTTTGGCTTTTCTGTTGCCTGCAATGTCAAGTTCATCTAAAATTTCATATATATTTTTCATTAAAATTCCTCAATAACATCCATTAGGTTCTTTAGTTTATATTCCATGAAATAGTTCAATAGCCTACCTCTGGGCGCCGGTTTAATTTCTTCATAGGTATTTATAATTTCATCTTTGATTTTTTCTGGTATATATTTCAAATCAATCAAAGTGCGATTACGAGAAAAACCAATCAAAGCTAAGTCATCCGTCCATTTTTCGTTATCTTCAATTAAGAATTTATCTAAAATGCCTTTTGTGATAGGTTTTTGTCTCAAATCACGAACAAAACAATCACCAGGTGAAAATATGTTAGGTATACCGTCACCCTTGTCTCCGCGGATAATCTTTTCCTTCAACTCAGCCAAAGGAAATTCAGATTTCAGAAATTTCTTTTGTGCTGGATTGTATTGCTTGACATTTTTACCGTATTGCTGTAGCTGCAAGAAATCGCCGTCACTAGAAAGTATAAGAACCTTTTGATGTGGTGCAAACCTAGGAGTCAACGTGCCAATGATATCATCAGCTTCTGCGCCTTCAACATCAATAACCTTATACGGGAAGTTATCTTTCAATTCTTGCTTGAATTTACCTAGCAAATCAAAAATCAAATGCCAATCGAATACTGACTTTTCACGGGACTTCTTTCGGCCTGCCTTATAGTGAGGGAAGAATTCCTTACGCCAGTATTTACGATTGTCACAACAGAGGACAATTTCACCGTATTCTTGGCGAAAAGTTCTGATGTGCATCCTTAGGATGTTTAATACCATGTGGCGAACCAAGTCTTCTTCTAACTTGACGTTCTTCTGGTTCGACAGTTGAGCCATTAGCCCAGCCAAGAGAACTTGGTTCAGGTCAATGAGGATCATAGTGTAATTCCATAATTTAAAAGTCCATCCTAACAAAACTTTTGCAACAAGTCAAATACTTTAGTTACAAATTTGTCTGAAGATGTTGTTTTTTTGCAAATGATCCCATAAAATTCTTGTGGAATCAACATCGACATATACTCCAACGGTGAAATTAAAATAGCTTCATTCTTTTCTAGTTTACAAATTTCACCATTCTCATTTTCGCCAATCCTGAATAAAAGGATGTGATAACAATCACCTAAT